TGCTCATACTCGGGAGGGACCTCGGCAAATCTCCAGTCAGCATACTTGCTGAGTGCGTTGAACGAGCATGCAGCAGCTTTGGGATCCAGTTCATGCACCAGTTCCCAAAATTCGTCTCGATTCTCCGCTTGCGTAATTCGAGCCCACTTAGCAGCAGACGCCCCATCTCCACTTCCGCTCGGTTCCGGCCTACCCAACCCTCCGCACACAACGTCTCCATCCTTGATTGCGTAGTCATAGCCCTTCTCTGGTGTTCCCTTAGAAGGTTCAACGTTTGGGTGCCGACCGTCCACATCGAAAATGTCAGTCTTTCGACTTCGAAACTTCCGTCCGAAATCTGCGAACACGTGAAGATGAAGTCCTCCATCCTCGTGACGCTCTCGGCCGATGATGCACTCAGCTCCCAGTGATGAAAAGCGCTCCATAACTCGGAAGGGGTCCAGTCCATCGCATTGTGGGTATGTGATGAGTCCATAGCGAAAGTTGCAAACGAAGCTTGGCATAGTGTGTCCACGAGGTCCTGGGCGTACTTAATATTATAGCCCAGGACACGGGCACAGCGCAGCTATAAGTAGCCCGGTCCGCACCCAAAAATCCCTCAACCCCTCACCATGCCCTTCCCCAACGATGGCGTACCGAAGATCAGTGAGGCGCGCCCCCGCACGCCGTCGCCCCACCCGAAAAAGCTCTTCCTACAAATCCCGCCGAAGTTACACCGCGAAGAGGCGTTTTACACGCCGAAGACGCCCGATGTCCCGCAAAGGCCTGTTGAACATAACCAGCAGGAAGAAACAGGACACAATGCTGGGGTACACCAACATTGCAAATGACTCATCCGATGGTACAAACTCTTTCCACACCGGCGCAGCCATCCTTAGGGGTGGAAGGACATACATCATCCCCTGGATAGCCACGGCTCGTGACCTTACCCCCACCGGTACTGCCTTCAGTAGCGTGGTGCAGAAAGCCGCTAGGACCTCAACGGAGTGCTTCATGCGCGGTCTTCGTGAGCGCATTCAGCTCCAGACCAACAACGGAACGTCTTGGCAATGGAGACGTATCTGCTTTACTTTCAAAGGCGGCACCCTAGTGAACGCCACAGCGGGGTCGGAGACTCAACGCTACCAAATCGAGACAAGCTCGGGTTTCCAACGAGTGATGACCGATATGTCTTTGGGCACCGCCGCGGAGCCCCTCAACGGAATCCTGTTCAAGGGTCTACAAACCGTCGATTGGTCGTCATACTTTGCGGCCAAGACTGACAACTCCCTTGTGAACATCCTCTACGATCAAACACGAATCATTTCCTCTGGGAATCAGAGTGGTGTCATGCGCAACTACAAGTTGTGGCACCCAATGAACAAGAACCTCTACTACAACGAAGATGAAATCGGAGCCAGCACTGGTTCCAGTGTTTACTCTACTCAGAGTAAGCGGGGTATGGGAGACTATTACGTAGTCGATTACATTTCAGCGGGAACAGGTGCAACCTCATCAGATTTGATGTCATTCGAGCCAGATTCTACTCTGTATTGGCACGAGAGATAGACGCGATAAGCGAGTCTTTAACTTCAATGAAATCCACATTTTTCTCCATCCATTCAAAGTCCGGCCTAGCGTTGGGCGGGTACGCGTCCTCACGCGGATCCTTGTTGCACAGCCAGATGGTCGGCTTACCCCACTTCATGTAAAAGGGCTCCCGGTAAAGTTGCTTAATGGAGACATGTGGCTGACATCCGAGCCACTCTTTGTATCCATGAAAGAATCCAAAACCACCTCTGATGTCGTCGAAGACGGCATACTTTGCGTCAGCCCCTTTGGCACACTCGGTGCCGGAGACCAATCCAATGCAGTAGATGTGGGGTCCAAGCGAACGCGCCCAGGTAGTCTTGCCTGTAAGCGACTCCCCGAATAAGACCAAAGATTTAACCCTAACACCTGCTTAGTCAGCATAAATTTAGGCAACAGTCGGTGGGGTCCCCGCCCGCGAGGCCGTAGAGGAGGGGGTGGCCAGGGGCCCCCCTCGGAGGCATGCGTGAGCGGCAGGGGTCCGACTGGCGCGAGGCACCTCGTCGTTCAAAGACCCTAGGATAGATGTGTCCGCTCTTGAATATCGGAAAACATACCTAAGAATGGTTCTGCCAATCGGATACCAGACTGCGATACCCAGTCATCTCTTCCGTCAGCATCTCCCGGAACAAATTCAATTCGTCCATTGTGCTCATACTCGGGAGGGACCTCGGCAAATCTCCAGTCAGCATACTTGCTGAGTGCGTTGAACGAGCATGCAGCAGCTTTGGGATCCAGTTCATGCACCAGTTCCCAAAATTCGTCTCGATTCTCCGCTTGCGTAATTCGAGCCCACTTAGCAGCAGACGCCCCATCTCCACTTCCGCTCGGTTCCGGCCTACCCAACCCTCCGCACACAACGTCTCCATCCTTGATTGCGTAGTCATAGCCCTTCTCTGGTGTTCCCTTAGAAGGTTCAACGTTTGGGTGCCGACCGTCCACATCGAATATGTCAGTCCTTCGACTTCGAAACTTCCGTCCGAAGTCTGCGAACACGTGAAGATGAAGTCCTCCATCCTCGTGATGCTCTCGGCCGATGATGCACTCAGCTCCCAGTGATGAAAAGCGCTCCATAACTCGGAAGGGGTCCAGTCCATCGCACTGAGGGTAGGTGATGAGTCCATAGCGAAAGTTGCAAACGAAGCTTGGCATAGCGTGTCCACGAGGTCCTGGGCGTACTTAATATTATAGCCCAGGACACGGGCACAGCGCAGCTATAAGTAGACCTGTCCGCACCCAAAAATCCCTCACCCCCTCACCATGCCCTACCCCAACGATGGCGTACCGAAGAACCAAGAGGCGTTACCCCGCTCGCCGTCGCCCCACCCGAAAAAGCTCTTATCGATCCAAATCCCGCCGAAGTTACACCGGCAGGAGGCGTGTCTCAAGAGCCCCCTCCCGAAAAAGGATCCTCAACATGACGAGCACCAAGAAAAAGGACAACATGCTTTGTTGGACAAACACTAGCCCCTCTCAAATTGTGTTGGGGTCCACCTATGGTGTAGGCCCCGCAATTCTCACTGGAGGTAACACCTACATCTTCCCCTGGGTAGCAAACTACCGCCCGGCAACCGACTACACGGGAGGTTTCGCAAGGCCTGTCCAGGAGTCTGTGCGCACCAGTACTGTGTGCTACATGCGAGGAGTCAAAGAACAGATCCAGATCCAGACCAACACCGGCATGCCATGGACATGGCGCCGCATATGCTTCACGCTAAAGGGCACAGCCCTAAGGAACTTCGCTACAACCAATATGTGGATGAACATCACAAACGGCAACGGCCCCACTCGCCTAATGAACAATTGGGCTACCACAACTGGCGGTCAAGCCATCGTCGATCTCGTATTCGATGGCCGCACTGGCGCCGACTGGGACAGTGTTTATGCAGCCAAGACCGACAAACAACGCATTAGCGTGCACTACGATAAGACCGTCACCATGAACCCTGGCAACGAAAGTGGATACGTGCGCAATTTCAAATTGTGGCACCCAATGAATAAGAACATGCAGTATGACGACGATGAAAGCGGAGACGGAGAATCCACTGCCGGGTACTCAACCTTGAACAAAATGGGCATGGGAGACTATTACATAGTTGACATCATTGCATCTGGAACAGCCGGTGACAGCGATGATATGCTGAGGTTTAATCCTCAGGCTACTCTGTATTGGCATGAGAAATAAGCGAGCTAGTAACTTCAATGAAATCAACGTTCTTCTCCATCCAGTCGAAATCGGGCCTAGCGTTAGGAGGGTATGCCTCCTCTCGTGGGTCCTTGTTGCACAACCAAATAGTGGGTTTACCCCACTTCATGTAAAAGGGCTCCCGGTAAAGTTGCTTAATGGAGACATGTGGCTGACAACCGAGCCACTCCTTGTATCCATGAAAGAATCCAAAACCACCTCTGATGTCATCGAACACGGCATATCTTGCGTCAGCCCCTTTGGCACACTCGGTGCCGGAGACAAGTCCAATGCAGTATATGTGTGGTCCCAATGACCGCGCCCAGGTAGTCTTGCCTGTAAGCGACTCCCCGAATAGGACCAAAGATTTAACCCTAACACCTGCTTAGTCAGCATACATTTAGGCAACAGTCGGTGGGGCCCCCGCCCGCGAGGCCGTAGAGGAGGGGGTGGCCAGGGGCCCCCCTCGGAGGCATGCGTGAGCGGCAGGGGTCCGACTGGCGCGAGGCACCTCGTCGTTCAAAGACCCTAGGATAGATGTGTCCGCTCTTGCACCTCGAAAGACGTACCTCGCTCGTGATTTGCCAGATCCAATAGCAGACTGTGACAGCCACTCATCGATTCCCGGAGCCGCTGACGTGTCAATGATAGCGCCATCGGGCTGATCGTATACGGCCACTCTGTCGTTCCATTTCCAATTGGCGTAAGCCCTGAAGTTTGGGAAGCTCCGCACAAGATCTCTCGGAGCCAGTTGGTCGCAAAAGTGCAGAAACTCGTCAGCAGATCCAGCATGTGTCGCCGCAGACCAGAAATTATCAGGGTCCCAATCGCAATCTCCGCCCGGCCGTCCAAGCCCTCCCGCAACAACATCCCCATCCTTGATCGCGTAGTCGTAAGCTTTCGCTGGAGTGCGTCCAATAGGTTGGATGTTTGGGTGCTTGCCTCCCACATCGAATATACGAACTTTTCTCGTCGAAAAGAGCCGTCCGAAATCTGCGAATACATGGTAATGAATTCCGCCATCAGCATGATTCTCTCGTCCAATGATGCACTCCGCTCCCAGGTCTCCAAGCAGGTCCACAACTGTCCAATAATCGAAGTCCTCTCCTGACTGGGCGTAGGTGAACAGGACATATCTGCGGTTCTTGAGGTGAAAAGCGCTTGGCATGTCCCAAACAGGAAAGTCCCGTGGAAAGTAATATTATCCACGGGACGAAGGGACAAGGGACACCCCCAGGCTATATAAGCCCAGTCCCCCCTTCGTAAATCCCTCAACCCCGCACCATGTCCTCCCCCAACGATGGCGTACCGAAGATCAGTGAGGCGCGCCCCCGCACGCCGTCGCCCCACCCGAAAAAGCTCTTACGGCTCGAGATACCGCCGAAGCTACACCGCGAAGAGGCGTTTTACACGCCGGAAACGCGGAATGTCTCGCAAGGGCCTTCTCAACGTCACGTCCCGCAAGAAGCAGGACACGATGTTGGGGTACAGCAACCTAGCAAATGACTCAACCGATGGGTCCAACAATTTCCACACCGGTGCAGGCATCCTGAAAGGCGGAAGGATGTACATCATTCCCTGGATAGCCACTGCTCGTGACCTCACCCCTACGGCTAGTGTGCTCGGTAGCGTCGCCCAGAAAGCGGCGAGAACAGCCACGGAGTGTTACATGCGCGGCCTTCGTGAGCGCATTCAGGTCCAGACCAACAATGGAACATCTTGGCAGTGGAGACGAATCTGCTTTACCTTCAAGGGCCCCCTGCTAGTCAACGCCACAACGGGGTCGGAGACTCAACGCTACCAAATCGAGACAAGCGCAGGCTTCCAGCGTGTCATGACCGACTTTACGTTGGGCACAGCCGCGGAACCCCTCACCGGAGTTCTATTCAAGGGCCTCCAGGCTGTCGATTGGTCTTCGTATTTCACGGCTAAGACCGACAGCTCCCTTGTCAACATCATGTACGACCAAACCCGCATCATTTCATCAGGCAACCAAAGTGGTGTCATGCGCAACTACAAGCTGTGGCACCCGATGAACAAGAACCTTTACTACAACGAAGACGAAATCGGAGTGAATACTGGAACTAGTGTGTATTCCACATCGAGCAAGCGGGGTATGGGAGACTATTACGTAGTCGACTTCATTTTGGCTGGAACAGGTTCAAACATCAATGACTTGATGTCATTCGAACCAGATTCTACTCTGTACTGGCACGAAAGGTAACAAGCTTGCCTGTGACCTCAACAAAATGGCATGCGCTGTCCATCCATGTCCAGTCGATCTCATCCCGCTCATGCTGGATAATCCTCGGATCCTGGTTACACAGCCATATCACCGGTCTACCCCACTCCTCAACGCGTGCGTCATGATGCAGCTGGCGCATACTAACATGCCACTGCGCCCCCAACCAATCCTTATACCCGGGGAGGCCCCTAAGGCCGCCCTTCCAATCGTCAAATATAGCATATTCTGCCTGTTCCAAGCCCTGAAAAGCCACCTTCCCACTCCACTGTGATCCAAAGTATATGTGCTCGCCAAGTGATCGAGCCCACACAGTTTTACCACAGCCGTATGGCCCAAACAAGACTAGACTCTTGCGTCTATTGCTTAGTCAGCATACATTTAGGCAACAGTCGGTGGGGCCCCCGCCCGCGAGGCCGTAGAGGAGGGGGTGGCCAGGGGCCCCCCTCGGAGGCATGCGTGAGCGGCAGGGGTCCGACTGGCGCGAGGCACCTCGTCGTTCAAAGACCCTAGGATAGATGTG